TGGATATGATGTATACTAAAAGATATCCAGAACAGTATAAACAAGTTAAAAGTACTATCAAATACAAATACTATAGTAATTTATTTAAGTATCTCACTAGAATAAAACTCGATAAACTAGGAGATATGTATAAGATCGGTGAATCTTTTGCTAGTGACCGTGTATTTATCTCTTTAGAATCATTAAAATATTACTTTGAAAGCATAGAATACTATGAAAAATGTGCTACTATAAAGGAATATCAAGAACTTTTATTGGAAAACCTACCGTATAAGTTGGATATTTGATAGAATATTCATATATTAAGGTATAAATAAAGGTTATATATATGATACAAAGAATATCTAAAGAAAAAGCTGAAGGTTTAATCAAAGCCACTGAGGACTTCACAGACTCTCCTGTTAAATACTTCACTATTACTCCCAGTACATCAGAGAGATATACCGCAGAAGATGGTTGGGAAGACGTTACTTACTATACAGCACGTTCAAATAGACTCACTTATACACCAGATACGTCTAAACAATATGTATATGTACTTACCAACCCCACTATACCTGGAATGGTTAAGATAGGTTATACTAAGAATGCTCCATCTAAGAGAGTAAAGCAGATAAATGCCTCTACCGGAGTCGCACAAGACTTCGAGGTAGCTTGGGCTTTTGGCTGTTACAATGGTATCGAATTAGAACAAGAAGTTCATAGGTACTGTGAGTCCTTTAGAGTTAATAATAAAAGAGAGTTCTTTAGGATGACTGTAGATGAAGCGAAAGCTGTAATCGAAAGATTAGGAGAACGTTATACTGGTAAAGATGATAAGTAAAAAATTTTCGTGGCAACTTCGCGCGTTTCGCGCGGCGGCCGTAGGCTTTTTAATAATTCTTACATACGCCTGCTCTCAACCCGATAAACCTTCTGTTTGCTCTAATGGAGATTGTGAAGCATCGTTTAAAGTTCCATATCCGAAAGATGCAAATGGGTATTATCACGTAGAATTAGACTTCACGCAGCAGTATTACCCGAGGTTTTATGCAGAAGTAGAGGCCGATCCGACAGATCCGTATTGGTGGTATAATGAGACACCGGTGGTTGAAGCTTATTTTAGTAGTGAAACCGTTTTAGAGCTAGAATATGAAGATGTCTATATAGTTCAACCGGGTAGAATCTACTTACACGGTAAAGATTCACCTAAATTATATGGAAAACGCTTAATTGGCCCTATAACTCCTCAGATGGTAGGGGATACTATCAATGTTAATGTAGAAATACTATGGGATGCCGGTGAAAACTACATAGTTAAGGACTATTTACTAAACTTTATAGTAAAATAGTTGCTTGTCCGGTAAATTTTTATTATCTTATAGATATTATTATATAATATAATATATTTTAATAAGATATAATATAAATTAAAAAATAATAATAATTAATATATAAGTATATAGATATATATGAGAAATAAAGATTTAATATTAGCGAAGCTAGAAAAAATAGACTCTTCCCTAAGAGGCCTAAACTTCCATATAGGAAGAAACGAGAGAGATAACTCATACAAGGAATTAGATAAGATAAAAGAGATAAACTCTGAAATCGTATCACTACTTAACACTGAAACTCAAGACTAATATGCTAAATGCTGAAAAAATACAAGAAAACTATAATAAACACCTAAATATTATAGAGCATTACATTACCGACCGTAAAGACTCAGTGATGTCTATGTTAAAACACATGGAGGAAACGTATGTTATGGCACCTGCTAGTGGAAAGACATGGTATCACAATGCTTTTGCAGGAGGATATGTAGATCACGTTAATAGAGTCGTTAAATATGCCGTGAAACAGCATAAACTTTACGAAGAAATGGGTGGAACTATAGACTACACACAAGAGGAACTTGTATTCTCAGCTCTTTTCCATGATTTAGGTAAGATTGGTGACGGAGAATCTCCAAACTATATACCTCAAACGGATAAATGGAGACAAGATAAGCTTTCAGAGATGTACACCTACAATCCTGATCTAGATTTTATGTTAATTCCAGATAGATCCTTGTTTATACTTCAGAAATTTGGAGTTAAAGTATCAAAAAACGAGTTTTTAGCTATAAGATGCCACGATGGAGTGTTTGATAAAGCTAATGAAGCGTATTTCTTCAGTAACGTTGAAAGTTCTAGACAGAAAACCTCTATTATTTCTATTTTACATGTAGCCGACTTCTTAGCTTCTAAAGCAGAGTACGATATGTGGAAAAGAAACGGAGGATCTACTAAGCCTAAACGTCCAAAAACTACTTCTTCTACAGGACGAAGCGTAAAATCATCGCAAGGACTATCTAATATGTTAAAAAACCTATAAATGGACATTAATCCCACATACTTCTACATAATTTCCGGAATATTAGTTGCCATTATACTTTTTTTAGCCTATATTGTAAGAAACCTTATGATAAAAGTAGAAAAATATGAAGATGTAACTATAGATCAAACTAAATATCTTCAAAATATTTCAAATATAATAAAAGAATCTAACAAAAAACTCAATAAGCTTGATGAACGAGGGGTCTTTCAATCAGATGACGAGGTCGGTTTTTTCTTTAAAGAGATTAAAACTATACAAAAAGACTTAAATCGATATATGCTCCCCGAAAATTATGGCAAGAAAGAAGAGTAAAGCTAACTACTTTACAAAAGAAACAGAAGAATACATAGTAAAATATAACCTTTCAGACGACAAGGACTACAGAAACCACATCTTTACTGAACATATTTACTACCCTTTCTATAAGCTAGCAGAGAATATTATACATACTTTTAAGTTCTACTATACCGATGTTGACAAGATTGAAGATTTAAAACATGAAATAGTGTCAATGTTATATGAGGAAAAAATGGATAAATTTGATCCTACTAATGGAGCTAAAGCATATTCTTACTACGGTACTATAGTTAAAAGGTGGTTGATTAACTATAATAATAAAAATTATAAAAAACTTAAACAAATAGGTTCAATGGACGAAGCTCCTCAGAGCTTTAAAAATAACTTCTCTCTAGATAATGAGGTAGGTATTACATTAAGCCAGTTTCTAGATCTATTCATAGAAGATATGTATCTCAAGTTAGACGATATCTTTATAAAAGAAAGCGAAAAAAAGATAGCTGACGCTGTTTTAACAGTATTTAAAACCAGACACGATTTAGAAATATTTAAAAAGAAAGCTCTTTATATCTACATTAGAGAAATGACTGACTGTGAAACTCCTCATTTAACTAAAGTAGTAAACGTATTAAAGCAAGAGTTCTATAAAGACTATAATACTTTATACGAAAAAGGATTTATTAAGAATAACTTACCTTAAATCTATTTATAAATAAAATAGATATGAGTTTAGACAAAGAAATATTCAAAGGTAAAACTCTATCTGATCTATTTGGCGAGATATATGACAATTCAAAAGAAACGAAAGGTCAAGTAAAAGCATTGATTGGAGAGTTAAAACCTCTTATAGAGAATATAGGAGATGCCACTCTTATTGTACCTATGATTAAGGAGTATATGGAGATAGGAGTAAAGAATGATGAACATTTGATTAAATTAGCGACGGTAATACAACGTATAGAAACAGCGGCCGCTAAAGGTGAATCAGGTGAATTCGACTTTTCTGATCTTCAAGACTTACTAGATGAGCAAGAAGCAATAGAAAATCAAATAGAAGAGATAGAAAAACCAGAAGAAGAACAAGAGTAATGCCTGCAAACTACAATTTAAATACTCAACCTTTAGCTAGGGGCAGTAGTGATACTACCAATACCGACTTAAGGTCTTTTATACCTGCTAGAGTTAAAAAAGTAATACTGGATAATACAGATCCAGAGTACGTTAAGTACGGTAGTTCAGAAGCAGTCGGTGTAATAAAATATTCTAAGCTTTCTGACAATACTGATGATTCAGATAAAGGTATAGAGGCTCTTAAAGAAGCTTACCCTTTAACCTCTACATTTAGAACTCTTCCCCTAGTTAACGAAATAGTACTACTATTAAAAGCGCCAGCACCGTCAATACGTAGCTCAGCTAATAACTCTAGAACCTACTACACTACTATAGTATCTATGTGGAATCATCCAAACCATAGCGGTTACCCTGTAGGAGATACCTTGGAATTAGGAGAAGATATAGAAGAAGGAGTTGATATTAATCCACTTCAACCTTTCCCCGGTGACATTATATTAGACGGTAGACAAGGACAGTCCATTAGAATGGGTGGATATAAAGCACAGAGCAATACATTTACAGATGATTCTAATCAAGGAAAGCCCCTTACACTTATAAGTAACGGTCAGAAGTTAATAGATAATAGCTTTACACCTATAGTCGAAGATGTAAACGAGGATGCATCTTCAATATACTTACTTTCAGATCACTCTTCTAAACTAGTTCAGGCTAACTTTAAAAGAGTTACTTACGATAAAAAACCAGCAACAGCCCAAGACTATAAAGGCAGTCAGGTTATAATTAATGGAGGAAGATTATTTTTTAATGCTAAAAACGAAAGTGCTCTTATATCAGCTGCTGAATCAGTAGGGTTGAACGCTAACACTTTAAATTTTGACGCTCACAAGTACATATGTTTAGACGGAGAAGCCATATTTCTAGGAGTTGGCGCTAGAGTAGCAGGTTCTAAAGTTAAACAACCTGTAGTATTAGGGCATAGAATGGAAACTTACCTCTCTGATGTATTAGATGTATTAATAGAAATAACAACCGGTATGTCTAAAGCTAAAACTATTAAAGGAGATCCCCTACCAGGACTTATCGACGTAGGTTCTTCAGCTCTCAAGCAAATAAAAGATAACCTTAAATCTCAGTTAAACCCTGGAGGTATATCTAATTTAAAATCTAAAAAAGTATTTACTGAATAATGCCCTGTAGTATACCAGCATCTCAATTATCCGCATGGATTGCCCAGCAAGTAGGAAAAGCAAGAGCTTTTGTTATAGGTAAAGTAATGGAGCAAGTAAATAAAATTACAGAACAGTTAAGCGGAGACGTCTGCCCACCGGTAGAAGAGTTAGAAAAGATATTAGCCATAAGAGATAATCTTGTACAAGTTATAGAGAATTTTGAAAACAAGATAGAACCTATAAAGCAAACTGCTGAAAGTTTAGATCCTCCTATCAAATCTGCAAAGGTTACGGTTACCGTATTAGAGCAACTAGCTATATTAACTACTGTAGGTGTTCCACCACCAACTGGAGGAGTTATATTTTCATTACCGGTCAAAGTAACTAATAAGTTTGCTCAACTGCTTTCATTATCCTGTCAATTTGTAGATATGCTAGAGAAAGATCAATCGGCAATTAAAGAATTGACTCAAAATGCTACCGTTTTTATTCAACCAGTAAAACAAAAGCTAAATTCTATTGATGTTAGTTTAGAAGGTTGCGTTAATAAATTACCTCCAGAACAAAGAAATAAATTCTTAAAATTGATAGGTGAACAACCACCTGTAATAGAAGAAGGAGACACGGTATACAGATCAAAAAGCGGTAATAATTACGTTATAGTAATATTAGAAGATAAACAACCTAACCTACCTGCACCAAAAAGATATGCTGCAGTTAAAGATATAACAGGAGTTATAGTACTGAAAGGGGAATCCTCTTTTAGCTCCTCAACAAAAGTACTAATAGATGAAATAAAATTTAGAATTGAAAATCAACTTCCATAACCTAACTATTTATATATATGAAACTCGATCAATTACGTAAAATCATACGAGAAGAAGTAAGAGCAGCAGTTAAGGAGGAGTTACAAGACATCCTTACAGAAGCTGTTAAGACAGCTAGTGCTCCTAGCATTAGTGAATCAAAACCTATAGAGAAAAAGAAACCTATAGTTAAGCAAACAACACCTGATATTAAAACAGGTAAATCATCTTTAGATGAAATGTTAAAGATGACAAAAGAAAACATGACTAACGAGGAATACAGAAATGTAGTTAACGCATCGTCCGACATGGTATCAAGACCTAATTTTGCTAGCTCTATGGCTAACCAAATGGGGATGACAGGACCAGCACCAGGTATTGATATATCTCAATTAAGCTTTGTTAAAAAAGCAGGTGCAGTTCTAAAAAAATCTAATGAATTAGATAAAAAGAAAGTAGGAGCATTATAATATGGCATTCGAAGTTAAAAAAATTAATCCTTTAGATCTACAGCCTAGAAAGGCTATAGGAGTTAACTTACCTTTTACAGGTAAAGCAGTTTTTAACTCTACTTATGAAACTAAAGAAGCTTTAAAAGCTAATATGATTAATTACTTTTTAACAGGTAAAGGAGAGAAGTATTTCGACCCAGCTTTTGGTTCTGAGTTACGATTTGTAGTTTTTGAACAAATTAATTCTGATACACAAGATAGATTAGAGAGCATAATAAAAGAAGGATTATATTTATATTTTCCTCAAGTTATTTTAACAGATTTAAAAATCGGATCTGATACAGATAATAACACAGTAACGTTAGCACTTAAATATGCAGTATCAGAAACTAATATAGAAGACGAACTAATTATTAACTTTCAACAGTAATGGCAGAAGAAAGAGAGATAAAATATATCAACAGGGATTTCGGTGATTTTAAAACTCAATTAACAGAGTTTGCAAAAAACTACTTTCCTGATACATACAACGACTTCTCACCAACATCCCCAGGGGTAATGTTTATTGAGATGGCCGCTTATGTAGGTGATATATTATCATTTTACCAAGACACACAGCTACAAGAAACGTTCTTGCAGTACGCTAAAAACCCAGGCAACCTATATAACATGGCTTATATGCTAGGATATAGACCTAAAACTACAACAGTATCAGAAGTAGACATAGAGGTTACTCAAAGAGTAGCAGCATCCGGTTCTAACTACGAACCAAACTTTGAACAGGCACTTACTATTAATGCTAATGCTCAATTATCTTCCGGTAATGTTAATTTTATCGTAGATAAAAAAATAGATTTTGCATACTCTAGCTCTTATGATCCTACAGAGATAACTATTAATTCTCTATCAAACGGTAATCCTGCTGAGTTCCTTTTAAAGAAAACAGTAAAAGCTTTTTCAGGAGAGATAAAAACATCTACTCAAACATATACAACAGCAGAAAAATTTAATACAATTACTATTGAAGATGAAAATATCATAGGAGTATTAGATATAACTGATAGTAGTAACAACACTTGGTACGAAGTACCGTTTTTAGGACAAGATACTATAGTAGTAGAAACTTCTAACTCAGAATCAGATGCTAATGTAGTACCCTATTTAGCCTCTCTACAGAGAGTACCTAGAAGGTTCGTTACTAGGTTTAACTCTCAAGGTCAACTTTCTATACAATTTGGAGCCGGTATATCAGGTAATGACGATTCAACTTTCTTACCCGACCCTTTAAACGTAGGAGCCGGTACAAATCAAGGTATTACTAGAACAGACTATGCATATGATCCTTCTAACTTTTTATATTCAAGATCATATGGTTTAGCACCGTCTAGTACAACTTTAACTATTAGGTACTTAGTAGGAGGAGGAATCGAAGCAAATGTACCTGCTAATACTATACAAACTCAAACATCAATTACCTCTACTGCTTCAGACACTACCTATCAAGGTACATTATCGTTTAATAATCCTAGAGCAGCTACAGGAGGTAGAGAC